TTCAGCATTTTCTTGGTTAATCCAGGGAACAAATAAAATACCAAGACCACCAATGTTAACTTCAGTGGGTCTTGAGTATATCTTAATATTATCATACTGCCCTAGTACGTTGTCTAGGGTATTAATTTTGTTGGTATCTTTAAAGTATGCAGTGTGGTTACCAACAACAGAATAAACATTTACGCCCATCGCATTCAGGCGATCGTAGTAGTTCTCTCGTGCCCATTGAATAGACCACAGATCAACATTCCTACGGTTGTCAAAGGTATCACCAAGATCAATAACAACCTTGATCCCGCGTTCCTCTAGCGTAGGAAAGAATACCTCATTGTAGAACTTCAGAAAGAAGTCATGGAAAATTCTACTAGACTTCCTTGCACCAAAGTGCTGGTCAGTGATGATCGCTACTTTCATAATTATCTAAAGAGGGGAGGTTGTGCTGCAAGATCTCTACAGAAGAAAGATATTGTCAGACGATCTTGTTTCTTACCAAATGTTTTTGCACTGTGAAAAGTGTTGCAATTAAACAACATCATTCTATTATACACGTTTTTGACTTCCATTGTCTCCTCATACTGAGACTGGATCAAATGCCATGCCTGTTCATATTCCTCGTCGGATACTTCCTGACCAGTATAGAATTTTTCCTTTACCGAAAGGGCAGAATAGATTTGACTAGACCACCCTTTCTTTTGTTTGTAAATTGATGTTCCAGTATCTTTCTCTGGATGTTTGTTCAAGTAGATGATGCCACCAAAGGCAGTCATTCCCTTGTCCACATGAATCCAACCGCGATTTTTTGGATCATATTGATGATTGGAATATGGAGAAATCAATTGAAATGCAATCTCAAATTCCCAGTGAGGTGGAATCTCTGGATGGAACAAAGACATGATCTTTATACATGTCCAGTCATACAGAGTTCTATCTAGTTCCCAAAGTTGTCTAGTTCTTTTACCTGGCCAACGTCCATCGTCAGAAGGGAAGAACTCTTGCTCCATAGCAAAGTCAACTACCTTATCGGGGTCCTCAAAGAATCCATCAACAACAGTAATCGGATACATTACAGTTTACCACCAACAACACCATCATATACTTTAACATCTTCCATTCCTACTGGGGGAAAGTATCCATCGCGTTTCCACTTAAGATGCCAGTATGTACCAGAAATAACTTGATCCAGTTCAATGCCAGTAACAAGTTCTTTACCAGACTCATGATAACTGGTATGCATACCAAAACGACTTCTGGCAATTCGTACCTTACCCAGATCTTCTTCACCAACATAGTGGGACCACTCGGTTGCCCACTTGTCATATTCATGTAGTTTGATTTCTGTCATTACTTAATTCGAATTTCCACGTTCTCTTTGATGGTATTGTAATCAGAAGAGGAATCATTGTCATCGGAGTGGAACACTTGTTCATACCCAGACTTGAGTAAGATCTTATTCTTTACTTCAAGTTGACGTTTTTCTTTCTGGATTCTCCTGAGGAAGGCGTAGTAAATAATCTGCGTGAAGTACGCAAAAGGATTATTGGATTTCTCTGGTTCAAAATTATGGATGTACTGAACACAGTTTTCAATACCATCACAAATCATATCTTCTCGGAACATGTAGTTCACGAAGTTTGGTTTGTATGAGAGGTGAGTAGCAATCTTTAGAAAACACTCGCCAAGGTAATTCGTGATCTGGGGTTTGCCTTCCCAATGCTTTGAGCGATCTTCTTTAGTAGGCTTTCTACCATTCTTCTTTAAGAAGTCTGCTTCCACCCTGGACCGATAGACGATCAATGCGTCTAAGAAGTCTTTGTTATTGACGTAGTGTTCTGATTTTGCGGTTCTCTTTGTCATTCATACATTCTCTTGATTCCTTGACATTAGTGTAGCAAATCGGACTGCATAAGTCAAGGGGCTTGACAGACCTCTCAATTCCTTGTACAATAACCCTGTGGAGGGTTCAAAGACTAATAAGCTTTAATTAGCTTTGAATAACTTTTCGAGTAGATCTCTACACTCATCTACAGTTCCTATTCTTCCAAACTCATCAGATCCCGTATAGTTCAATTCTTCAGAATCTCTATTGAGCTTCCTTAGAGCAAGAGTGTAAAAGATTTGTACTTCAGGACCAACCTCTACAACGGTAATGATCTTTTCTTTTGGAATGATAAAGGTGCTTTCGTTTGAGAACTTCATCCAAGGACCAATCTTGGCACCTTGTTTCTTACCCAGTGTTACCTCTTCTATTTCGATAGGATTTTCTACAATAATGTATTCTCCATCTTCATCGTAAACAGGACATACTGTTGCTAGAAGTTCTTCACCTGTGACAAGTTTAATAGCACCTAGAAATTCTTCATCTGGCATCTTACTTGTTTCCAATGCGGACATCAATAAATTCATAATCAAAGTTTTCTTCATTATAAATTTTTACTCTTTCAACTAAATGATTTAGGGTATAGTTTTTTCTAGAACCTTTGGACATATTGTCAGCAATATCATAGAGAACTGCTTTTCTTTTATTCTCACCCCTTCTGAGAACGCGCCCGATCGATTGTAAATTTCTGATTCTAGATTTGGATGGGGAGGCAAACAAAACATTATGTAAATTTTTGATATTGATCCCTGTACTAAATGTTCCGTATGATGCGACGATAATAGCGTTAGATGTAGTCTCTGCGATTTGTCTAATGTTCTCGCGGTCTTCTACGTCAACTCCCCCGTGTACGAGAAAAACAGGACGTTCTTCCCCCACCTTATTATTTATGAGTTCGAAAAGTGGGATGCCATGAGCGTCAACATAGTTGAACAATACAAGAGTATTACCTTCTAGATCACATACGAGATTGCGAATAAATTTATTACGTTGCTCACAATTGACCAAGTAATCAATCTCGTCATGGTAGGATTCAAACTCAATGGGATTGTGCTTAAGGATGAGGACTTTAATCTCAAACTCAGACAAGTGCCCCTCACGGATTAACTTCTCCGTCTTAGTAACACGATCAACTGTTCCAAATACACCTTCAAGAACAAGGCGATTTGTTTGTGTACCGTCCAGAGTTCCTGTGAATCCAACGCGATATTTGCAGTCATGAAGTTTGTTCATGATGCTGGTCAGAGACTTTGCTTTGAAGAGGTGTGCTTCGTCTCCAATCACCGCACCGAAATCATCAAAGTAACTCTTTGGTAATTTGTAGATACTTTGCCAAGTTGTAATTACAACATCCTTCTTAGATATTGGTGACTGTCCACCATATACCTTGTGGCAGTGGTGCTTTGCATTCCAACCATAATCTTCGAAGTCACGATGCATCTGTTCCACCAGAGATGTGGTGGGAACAACGATCAGTGTCTTCAGATTCTTTGATTCGAAAAAACGTGTCAGCGCATAGATCATCAAAGACTTACCCGATCCAGTCGGAGACAGGAGAAGTTTTCTCCTGTTCTTTAGTGCTTCGTAAATCCCTTTGTACTGATAATCTCTTGCTTTGAACGGAAGGTTCAAAGACTTCATGAAGTCGCCTACTCCTTCGGGTGTAACGAACTCATCCACCTCTGATGGAAGTCCGTAAAATTTGTTGTCCCGATATACGTATTCGTACCCCCTCTCCTTGCAAAATGAAGTAACGTAAGGGAGAAGACCAACATAAATCTCGCCTGTACCTGGGGAGAATAGTTTAATTTTGCCATCCCAGAACCTCTTCTTGTACGCTGACATGAACTTTGCTTGAGGAACCTCAAACGTAAACTCATCTGCTAGTTCATAGTAGACATGTGGTTCAGCGTTAATCCTCAAGTAAACTTCGTTCTTCTTTTCAATGATTACACTAGATTTCATATCCTTTCAAAAACTTGGCAAACTCAATCGCATTCTTAATATGAAAAGAACGATTGTTAATTGCCGTGAGGATGGTCTTTAGAGCATCGACCATCTGGTTGTAATACTTTAACTTGAGGACTGCCTTTTGATATTCTTCGTCAGAGTCAAGATAGATTGGTACATCTTGCTTGAGAAGTTTAAAGTGGAATGGTTTCTCCGACTTCCCTGTATAGTATTCCCACCGATCACGGTAGACTTGTTTCACTGTTAGTTCTTGTTGATCCCTAAGGGTCGAGAACGAATTGTAAAGTCTTAAATATTTAGCGTGTAATTTAGGAATCGCTAACGAATCATGATCTAGTTTCTCATCATCTAAGCGGGAATCTTTTTCCCACATATCATCAAGTAATTCAAGGTTCATATAATAATGCCGCTTTCATCAGTGATTTCGTATAGAGTATACTTGAAGTTGACTTCTGCCGTAAAGTAATTGATATCTGTTGCGGAAGAATCAAAGTCAAGTGTAGTTAGACTTGTGGGGAAGATATTGTAGAAGTTAACAGAAGAGATGACGTTGTAATTGCTGTTGAGAATTAGTAAGCGTGCATCGCTCATTTGTTTGGAGAATTTTGTCATTCTCCCTTTCTCATCTACACTGTTAATGTATTCGTAAAAATCTTCAAACTCTTTGGGGTTGGATAAACCTTTCAACCACTTATAGATTTCATAGTAGTTGTCAAGGTTTTCATTTACGAGGAAGGTAAGTCTCAAATCCGAATATGTGATCTTGTCACCTGGGACCTGATAGTCTTTGATTGGAGTTTCAATATTCCTTACACCAATTTCTACCTCAGGAATAGATGCCCTCTGACAGAAGAAATCCACGTTGGGTGTTCTTCCAATCACAAACTTGAATCCAACTGGGGATAGGAAGTTTTGATTGCTTGGGGTAAAAATGTTTCCGTCGTATGCCATTGTCTAATGGGACTCCATCAAT